GTGATATCTCAGTATTATAAAACCGATACGCAGAAACCTCGCTATGGCGTCTATCTTCAAGCAATGCACTGGGGCGTTAAAGGATATGGGAAGAAGAAATGGGTCGTCGCCGTGAAAATTGAATTGGATTATGAACAAGCTAAAGAAAAAGGATATACGGATGATGAAATCGTGAAAGAATGTATTGCCTATCTTAATGCGCCGCAAAAAAGTAAATATGGAAAAAAAAGAATGCGTAAGCCATTATATGCTTTTGATCCAGCACCCTATGGATATAAGATTATAGAAAAAGACACTGGGACACTTATCTCTGCGCGCTTAGTCACTCCTCACCAAAAAAATAAGAACTTTTGGAATACAGGTCCCGTCGCATGACCGAGAAAAGCCCTCCCAAATTTGCTATTTATAAAGAAGAATATGAAGAGCATATGCGTAATATTCTTTTTAAGCGGCAACTGGCTCATGAGTATCTCAATCACTTTTCTGTCGTCCGACAAATGGATGAATGGGTATCGTTTTATGGATGTTTGTGTGAATACATTGGGGTGCTTTATCATTTTGAAAATGCCCTGGAAAAAATAACCCTTACGGCAGATTGGGATGAGGAAAAACAATATTGGCTAATGGGGGAAAAATCGGCATCCGGGTTAATGTTATACCTCACTAATGAGATTTTATGTCGTCAAGATTTATTGAATTATAATGTGAGCTTTTCGCGCCACTAAGACTAATTATATAAAATAAAAAGAGAAGTGCGGAGAAAAACTGATGCCTCATATGAAATACTTGATGGAAAATTTTCGTCACTACAGCCTCCTCAATGAAGAAAACTTGCTGGTTGAAGGTCGCAAAGACGACGCAAAGGCAAAATACCCCGGTCTAGCCAAGAAACGTGAAGAACTTGATGGCGAGAGTTTACTTGATGTTCTCATCGACAAAGATCCATCCGGCAATCAAAAATATCTAATGCGAGCAGCTTATTTACTGCAGCGCTCAATAGAGATGGCAGAACAGAACGATGGGTATACTCCTTTTTACGGCAAACAATGGCCCGAAAATGCCGATGATAATCTTTATTCCCCATGGGGCGTTGCCAATAACATCGCTAATGAACTATCTAAATATCACAAGTTAATGCCCTATCTTCAAGGCAGTCAAGCCACTTATAAAGATGTAAATCAAATTGATTCTTACGCACAATTACAAATGGTAGTCCAACGGGCTTTGGGCGCCAAAGAGGACAGAGAACGAAAGAAAAAAGAGAAAGCAGCACTAAAGAAAGCAGCCCATGAAGGCAGCGAAGTGATCGCAGACACTCCTTATCACCTTGTGATTCGCCCACTCACCAAAGAAGCATCATGTTATTTTGGTCGAGAAACAAAATGGTGTATCTCAGCAACCAAATCTCAAAATTATTTTGATCAATATACTAGCGAGGGCAAAGCCTTTCTCTTTCTCCTAGCCAAGAGAAAAGACATTGATCCTGCCTATGCTAAGGTTGCGGTAGTTTTGGATCAATATGGACAATTCGACGAATATTTTAATGCCGAGGATGATAGTCTGTATTTACGCCAGTTTAGAGATGGCATGTTACAAACGATGGTAGGGGCAGCAGCTTCTGATGAAATTGTTTCAATGGAAGAGGACGAGCCATTTAAAGAAGAGCCTATCATGAAAGCAGCCGAAGAGCTAGACTTGTGGAGTTATCTTGACGAGGGTGATGAAATAGAAACTGTGGTTCAACTAATAAAAGAAACGGTGGATGAATACATTGAAACTCTGGAACGGAAAGGCAAAGAAAGCGTAGAAGAAACTCCAGCCGGAACACCCGAAGAAGATTACGAAGAACTCCTATCAACATATTCAGCCAATTGGAACCATATAGATGTTTCACTAATGTTCCCCTCCGACACAGGTTCCGACACTACTTACTGGGAATCCAATCTCTGGGTGGATGTAGAAGGATATGTTCTTAGCAGTTTCGCGGAACAAGGCTATCAGTTTGCCCCCGGCGTCATGGAAGGAGAGATGCAAGAAGAATTGCGCACCTCTGTAGACAACGCTCTTAACAATGTCAACATCTGGCCAGAATACATGGAGCAAGAGGATTGGGGGGATCAACCGGGCACCGAGTTTAGAATTCGGGTTCAAGACGGCTATGGTTCGCTGGATAGTTTTGAGCAGTTCTTAGAAGAACAAAATATCAACGACCAAAACTTCGATGAAGATTTTGCTATGTATCTACGCGATCACCTTGAAGACGAAGGTGTTATTTTCAACCCCGAGAAAGTGGAAGCCGAAAAAGAAGCAGAACGTCAGAAAACAAGAGATGCTGAATATTGGCCCGACCCCGAAGAGAAGAAAAAACAGATGGACCTTCCCCTCAATGAAACGAAGTTGAGGATAAACATCCTAAAAACCTTTTAGAGTTTGGGCATGACTAAATCCATTAGGGTTGGCGATTTAGTTATACAAAAATATGTTTCTTTCACCACCATTGGCATTGTGCGCCATATAGATTTTGGACGCAGCATGACCCCTAAAAACGAACCGGACTTATTTTATGAATATGCTTGGGTTCAATGGCTGGGTGGAGGAGAAACTGTTATAAAAATATCCTTACTCAAAAAGATATCTTAAAAATTTGATTTTGGTAAATATAAACTAATTATAGAAGGAGATATTTATGAGCAATTATCCCACTTTAGTAGAGAATTGGAATAAATTTCTTAGCGACGAAAAAACCATTGAAGAAGCTACGGACGAAGAAGTGGCTTATTTGGATGACATCCTTCACAATCTAAACCCCACCGACCTCTCCTTTAATAATATATTTGGCGATAAAATGCGTATTATTGAGCCAATGAAAATTCAAGACGAGAAATTCGAACAGCTTAAAAACTTGTTAATCCGAGCGGGCTATAAGCCTGATTTTAAAACCGGTCTTGCGACATACTATATGATAACGTTGCCCGCTAAAGAGGACATGCGACCCACCAGCCTGATGTTAACCGCCAAACAAATAAAAGGATTATTTGATGACGAAGGAGAACTAGACCGAGAGAATTATTCGCGGCTTTCAGATGAAGAATTTGAAAAAGTCAAGAAGGGATTCAAGAAGAAGCAAATTAAAATCGGTAAGTTACTTCAAAAAGGCTCCCGTTTATATGACGCTGCTCATAAGGCATGGGACGATGCTGAAGAAATAAAACCTGAAGACTTTGGTGTAGAGCCTGATAAATATGATCCCGACGATACAGTCAATGTCGATAAATATAGAGCCGCAGCGGAAGCAGCCACAAAGAAATCGCAAACAGACTTTAACAAACTTAAAGATGTTTTTCCTGATACAGTTTCTTCTGCTTCTTCAACAGTAAATATTTTTAAAGACTTAGCTGACTGGTGGAACAAAAAGTCTACTTTTTATCGCGAGAACCCAGAGGACGCAGCACTAACGGATAGTCCCTACTCTATTATTTATACACGGCATCCCATTGATGTGATGCGAATGTCTGACTTTGATAACATTGAGAGTTGCCATTCACCCCCTTCGCGCCGTGTGAGAGGAGGGGATTCATATTATAAGTGTGCCGTCGCAGAAGCCCATGGTCATGGTCCGGTTGCTTATGTGGTTCGCAACGAAGATTTATTGAATCTTTTGTACGCTGACACTGACACCCAGAACACCGCTAAGGACTTGCAAGGGCTTTTAGATCTCTATGAGAAAGAGGATAAAGAATTCTTTGAAGACCTGGACCGCGGTGTGGGTGATATTACCCCTCTTTCCCGTGTGAGGTTGAAAAAACTGGTTAATCCTAAGATGGAAATATCCCTAGCCGTCCCGAGTACTCGTACTTACGGTAAACGATTTCCAGATTTGTACCGCAACATAAGTGACTTTACCAAAGAAAAACAAGAGAAAGAGATAAAGAAAATCGATGCGTCCCGCGATGCTGCCGATCCTGATGATAGTGCTTTTAAAGATGATAAGTTTGATTTGGGCAATTGGGAACGCTTTGGAGGTTCCTATGAGGACGCTGGTGATAATGCCAATGCTGCTATTGCTCAATGGCTCGACGTCAACACTACCGGCTTATCTCGTTATGACGGAACGACGGAAGACAATCTGGAAATTGGAAACCGTCAAGAGGAATGGGAAAACGAAGTAAATAATATACGCGACCGCTACAATCGGGGTTATCAATCCGCTCGCATCACCCGCGCGGACGTAGAGGACGACGGCGCAGGAGAATACTATATTGATATACACGCGGTAATCCGTCTTGTCCTTTCAGAAAGCGATTTTGTAACATCAGCATTTCAAGAAAGTGTAAGGAAGTCAATTGAATATTTGCCGAATGAATTGCGTGACATGGGATATGATGAACTGGAAGACTATGTTAATTATACCACTCTAAATCCCCGCTCGCAAGACTGGGCAGATTTAGTGCGCCAAATAGACGACCAAGAAAAAACTCAAATTGTAATAGAGATACCCATCTCCATTGAAAACGTTCACCCGGACGGCGCCGGCTATGCTGTTTCACCGGATGATTTTGACGAGATCGCATCTGCTATTGATAGTCTAGACGACAAGGCAGAGCAAATTTTAGAGATGGCAAAGGGCTATTTGAAACGCGAAGGTGTTTTAGAAGGTGGTCAACTTGCCGTGTTGGCGAGATCCCTTGAGGATGAGAGTTGGTATGAGTGGAACTACGAAGTAGATGATGAGTATGACCCGACGAGTATCGAACTGGAAACAGCAACTTATGTAAATTTTGAAGACTTAATCCAAAAAATACCTATTACTTTTGAACGCAAAGCACCTAACTCGCCCGAAGTATATATTAACTTTGCCGGTGAGCCTCTTGCTCTTGCTTCACAAACTCACGGTGGTGAGGACTTCTCCTTCAAAGGTTGGGAAGTTCGCTCTCCTGAGTTTGAAACAGAAATCCTGCGTTGCTGTCAGGATCTGGACGAAGTAAAACTCTATGTACAAGACCAAGTTGCTAAACTAATCTTACGTCCCAAGGGAAGCAAAACCCCCAAAGGATTACAATCCAGCCGTGACTATCTTGTTGCTGTATCTATTTTGATGCGTGACGCAGCAGGAGGCACAGAAGGCGAGTTCATGTTCCCCAATCGTTCTATGTGGGTGAATGGTCCAGACAGCGACGATGAATATAAAATGATGTTTGGGATGGAACTTGATGATGACGCTAGTGATGAAGTGGTAGACAATGCTCACAAGATTATCGCAGAGACAGATGATGAAGAGCAACTCAAAGAAATCTTTAGAACGGCATTTGCAAAAGTAGCAAAGGTACCCGGCGCAAAGAAGACCCTGGGTGAAGTGAAAGACTACTTTAGAAAATTTGATTTATTTTAAGATTGTGTATAAAAAAGAAAGGAATTATAATGAGTGAGAAAGTTATAGTTAAATGTCCCATTTGTATGACGAAGTTTATTAAAAACGACTTAGGGGATCCCCCCTTGGTGGTACAGTGCGAGTGTGAAAACATTACTATAGAAAAAAAACTAAAGGATGAAGAAGAAAAAAGCTTGTTTTTGGTTACTTTTGTCACTAGCCCCCCTGCTCTAAAAATACGAGAGGAAAAATGAAGTTATTATTGAAAATAGGATTATTTATTCCTGCGCTTGTAGTTTATAAAACTATAAAATATACTCATAATTACAGATAGGAATCCGCTGAAGAGTAAGATAGATAACATTATATATAAACAACCCTTCAATGACTCTAATGAAGGACAGGTTGAGAGCCAGTGAACAAGAGTCTAGTCGCCTCTTCCGGCAAAAAACAAAAGAAGGGCTATCTTGCTCGTTTTTAATAAGCAGTGCCATAATGAATAAAAATAAAATAGAGTATACCATTGGAGATTTAGTAAAAATAAAGACTGGAGATCTCGGCGTAGTGTATAATAGCAAAGTGGAACTGGGAAAACTAGTTTTTTATCAAGTGCACTTTTGTGGGGACGACGAACCCGACCCTCGTTGGGTTTGGGCAGATCAATTAATTAAAGAGGAAAAATGAAAAATAGAATATTGGTAGTGGGTACGGGCACCATTGGAGAGCCTCTTATTGGGCTTCTTGCCGACTTTCGTAAAAAGCTTAAGGTTGCCGAGGTCATGTTTCACAAGCGTACTCCCTTGAGGGATGAGGTTGCCAAAGTCGAGAGCTTGGTGAAACGCGGTGCGGTACTGGTTACAAATCCAGAAAATATAGAAGAGTTTAAAAAACTGGGGCACAAACCTCAATATACTTTTGCTGAAGCCCTCACGCGCGCCAAAGTCATCATTGATTGCACCCCTGCCGGAAACCTCAACAAAGAAAAGGAATATGCCAACTTCACCAAAAAAATATTTATCGCTCAAGGGAGCGAGAAGGGATTTGGTTTACCTTATGCTTATGGCATCAATGACGCTGCCCTTTTGAAACACAAAGGTGATTATATTCAAGTAGTGAGTTGTAATACCCATAACGTTTCATCCTTGGTGGATACTCTCTCTAACCATGAGGTAGAAAAGAATTTTATTGCTGGGGATTTTACTTGTATTAGACGATCCAATGATATCAGCCAGCATTCCGGCTTTTCTCCTTCTCCGGAGGTAGGAAAGCACCAATATGCATCATTTGGCACCCACCATGCTAAAGATAGTTATGATTTGTTTAGGACTTTAAATATCATTCCTAATCTTTTTTCTAGCGCGATGAAGGTAAATTCTCAATATATGCATGTTATTCGTTTTGGCGTAGAAGTCCGAGGGAGTTCTTCTGTGGAAGATGTGATTGAACGCTTTAGAAAAAACAAATTTACCGCGTTGACTTATAAAAATTCTACCAATAAGGTGTTTTCTTTTGGTCGCGACCATGGATATTATGGGCGCATTTTTAATCATACCGTGGTGGCTGTAGACGCTCTTAATACTCACAATCGTGAAGGCAACACCGTCATTATGGGGTTTTGTTTCACACCACAGGATGGCAATTCTTTGCTAAGTAGTGTTGCCGCGGCAATGTATGGAATTCATGGGGACGCCTATACCACTTATATGACGTGTTTTGATGATCTTCTCTTTCCAGAAATTTAAATTGACTTTTTAAAATAAAAAAAATATTATAAAGACATGACAAGTGATGAGTTAAAAGAAGTTCTTGAAACGATGGATATTCCCGAGAAGCGAAGATCTATAACTCCTTTCAATGTGCGCTGGTTGCTGCGCAATATTGGCATTAACAACGGGAGTCATCCTCGCCTGGAAGAAGCCCGAGAGTGCCTTAAAAAATTGAATAAGGAATATGGATGCCCTAATCCGGGTTGTTACTGTGGTGCGTGTCAGTGAAAGTAGGTGACCTTGTGCTGGTTAACACCTATGGGTGGGATAAAGATGCCATGGCGAAATATAATAACCGTGCCGGGGTCATCACTCATATTGATGCGTCCCCAGCAGCGTTCCACCGAAGTCATATGGTGGATTTTGGAGAAGGAAGTGTGCTAATGGCAGAAAACCGTCTCCAACTTATAACAGGAAAAGATAGTGTATGATTTTACCTATATATCTATTTGACGTCGATGGAACATTGACGCCTCCCCGACAGGCGATGAAGGAGAGCTTTTCTTCATTCTTTGAAGAATGGATGAAAAATAAAAAAGTTTATCTCATCTCCGGAAGCGATTACCATAAACTAGAAGAA